ATGTACATAAAGCCTTGCCCGGAAAAGATTCGGGCCGCCCGCCGGAAACAGGGACTTAGCGCATATGCACTGGCAATGAAAGCCGGACTGGATAAGAAGGCCATTTATCGGATCGAATCCAAAGAAAGCCTTAGAACACATTCCCTGCGTGCCCAAGCCATCGCCGATGCGCTTGGCTGCCCGGTGGAGGAATTGTTTGATGCGCCCGGCAAGAAAGGCAAAACGGCGTGAACCGAGAAATCCTGGATGCAATCGAAGAGCAAACCGACCTGCGCTATGACAGTCTGGCCGACGCGGCGGGATGGTACGGGACAACGACCGCCTGGCGGGAGGATTTTACCGCGAATTGGAATTCAACCGGCCCAAAACGGGCCGTTAAAAGGCAATTAAACCGAGATAAGGAGGCCGAAGAGATGGCAAAGGCAAAGATTAAGATCAAGGTGTCAGACAGCGGAATCGTGACATTGGCGGCGAGTGGAGACGGCTATGCCACGCTGAACGCGCTGGTGGAAGTGCTGGCAGCCACGATCTGCGAGGCATCCCCCAACTGGGACTTTGCCGAGATTATGACGGACGCCGCCGTCAACCGGCTGTATGACCTGGTTGATGACGGCACCAGGAAGAAGGTGATCCGACGTGGGGAATGACCGATATGCTGGTGTGCGCAGGCTGCCGGACGCGCCGATAGCGGGCGAAAGCTACCGCAACGCGGGAAGCCATTATAAAGTATGGCAGTACAACGCGGCGGCAGACACCGCCCACGTGGAGAATTTGACAAGCGGATGGGTTTGCACCGCCCACCACCCGGCGCTGTACCGCTTGCATGACGGCAGCGTGGAGCTGCAGTGGGATTACAGCACAGACGGACACTTTGAATAGCCGAAACCGCCGGGAATGGCGGTCTTGCGGGGATGGCCGCCTGTGACCGATGATGGCAGGCCGAAAGTAAGGTGAGAGTATGGACGCGATGTTAAGCACATCTGAAGTTGCTGAATTGACAGGGATTTCGCTGCGCCACGTTAAACGATTGGCAGCCTCAAACAAACTGCCTTGTGAGAAAACAGTCAACAGCAATAACCGCCCCAAATACCTGTTCCCATTAAGCGGGCTGGCTGCCCTTGACCCCACGCTGCCGCAGCGCTACCTGGCGCAGCACGCGCAGGAGGGCACGGCGGAGGGCGCGGCGGAACCACAGAACGCGAAGCGCGGCAGGGGCCGCCCGCGCAAGGGCGGGGCCGGGAAAACGGCGGCAAGCAAGCCGCTGGAGGAATACAGCACCGAGGAACGCGGGGAGATCGCGTTTTGGACCCAGGCCGTGCAGGACTGGCGCGGCTACCGTGCCGGGTACCGTGACAAGGCCGCCGCGGACGAAGCGTGGCTGGCGCAGTTCCGGCTGGACCACCCGGAGGTACATATCACCCGGAAGATCTTGTACGCGCGGCAGCGGGCCGTGCTGGAGGATGACCTGGACGGACTGGTGGACGGGCGCGGCAAGGCGCGGCGGGGGTACTGCAAGATCCCGGCGGCGGCGTGGGACGCCTTTATGTACTACTACCTGGACCAGCGGCAAAGCCCCATCAAGCAATGCTACGACCAGACGATCTACTTTTTGGAACAGCATTGCCCGGAAGCACTGCCGGTGCCGGACTACACGACTTTTTACCGCCATGTTATGGCGGATGTGCCGGAGCCCGTGAAGGTGATGGGGCGCGAAGGGCCGAAGGCATTTTATGACCGATGCAGCCACTACATCCGGCGCGAATACGAGAATATGCAGTCCAATGAATACTGGATCGCCGACACCCACACCTTTGACGTTGTGACCAAAGGCGACGGCGGCGGGACGCACCGCCTGTACCTGACCGCCTTTATGGACGCGCGCAGCGGCATTTTTGTGGGCTGCCATGTGGCAGACACCAACAGCAGCCAAAATGTGCTGACCGCCCTGCGGCGGGGCATTTTGCGGTACGGCATCCCGGACAACATCTATGTGGATAACGGCCGCGAATACCTGAACAAGGACGTTGGCGGCACCGGCCACCGCACCCGCAAAACCAAAAACGAGTGGCAGGGCTGGGATGACACCGAGAAATTTGTGCCGCCGCCCGTGTTTACGCGGCTGGGCATTAAAATGACGAACGCCATTGTGCGCAACGCCCGCGCCAAGACCATTGAGCGGCGCTTTTGCGATGTGAAAAACCAGATCAGCCGATTGTTTGACACATTCTGCGGCGGCACGGTGGTGGAAAAGCCGGAGCAGTTAAAACACCTGTTAAAGGGCGGTGAAGTGGTGCTTGACAGCGATTTTACCGCCAGCGTGCAGACGCTGCTGGACGGCCTGATGAACGAAAGCGAGTACAACGGCCCGGTGCAGCGCGACCACGGGAAAACCAAGCTGCAGGTCTGGCGGGACAACCTGAGCCGGAAGCGGATCGCTGCCCCCGCCGACCTGAACCTGATGCTAATGCGCAGCAGCCGCCCGCTGAAGGTGGGGCGCAACGGCATTACCGCGAACCTGTACGGCGCGAAGCTGGATTACTACACGGACGAGTTCACGATGCAGTACCAGGGCAAAAAGGTGTATTACCGCTACGACCCCGACGACCTGCGCACCATCCGGGCGTATGACCCGCAGGACCGGTTCATCTGCGAACTGCCCTGCCGCGACGATATGGTGCTGGAATACGGCGCAAACCGCGAGAGCATCCAGGCCGCCATGCACGAACTGCGAGGCTATACCAAGCTGGTCAAAAACGCCGCCGAAGCGCAGGCCGGGAAAATTACAGAGGTGTACGGCGAAGCCAAGGCCTTTGACGTTTGCCTGGCCAAGGCGCAGCAGAACATTGAGGCGCGCATCACCGCGCCGGAGAACGCCAAGCCGCCCGTTGTGGAGCTGCAGTTTGCAAACGAGGGCGAACCGCTGCTGCAAGCCGTGGGCGCGGAACATCTGGTAGACTTTGGCCGGATGACGGCCAATGCGATAAAACAGCATGAACAGGAAGGGAGCTTTGAAAATGAAAACCTATAACGCGGCGCTTCAGGCACAGCTGGACGCTTACCTGAGCGAGCAGAGCGGCCTGCCGCAGTCCAAGGCGGCGGCCATGATCGGGGTAAGCCCAACGGCGCTGAGCCAGTACCGCAACAGCAAGTACCCCGGCGACGTGGAAGCCGTGGAAAGCAAGATCGAAGAGTTTTTGCGCACCCGCAGCGCGGCGGCGCAGGCCGAGGCCGAGAAGGCCCCCTACCTGAGTGCCGGGTATGTGCCCACCAGCGTGAGCGAGGATGTATACAAGGCCATCCAGTACTGCCAGCTGGAGCGCGGCATTGTGGTGCTGCACGGGGACGCGGGCATTGGCAAGACGCGGGGCGCGGCGCGGTTTGTGCAGGACAACCCTGCCAACGCCATTTACATCCGCTGCACCCCGGTGGGCGGCACGCTGACCGCCATGCTGCGGCAGCTTGGCACGGCCCTGAAACTGCCCGCCACCCGCAACCGGTTGGAGCTGAGTATGGCCATCCATGACAGGCTGAAGGGGACGGACAAGGTGATCATTATTGACGAGGCGCAGAACCTGCGCTTTGACGCGCTGGAGGAGCTGCGCAGCCTGAGCGACCCCGACGACCTGACCGGCGAAAGCGGAACGGGCATCTGCCTGATCGGCAACAGTGAGGTGTACAGCCGGATGCTGGGCAAGCAGGAAGCGCAGTTTGCCCAGCAGTTCAGCCGGGTGCGGTTCCGCCGCCGGTACAGCACCGCCGACGTGAAGCTGGCGGATGTGGAAAAGCTGTTCCCGACGCTGGCGGACGGCAGCCACGGCAAGGAGCTTGCCTTTATGACCGGCGTTTGCCGCAGCAAATGGGGCATACGCGGCGCAATGAGCGTGTACACCAACGCCGTGCGCAACGAAAACACCAGCCTGGACGGCCTGCGCGGCATTGCCGCCAGCATGGGCGTGGGCGTACTGAGTTAAGGAGGAAACCATGAGCACACGGGAAGGATACGCCGCCGCCCTTGGGGCGGGGCTTGGCATGACGTTTGGGATGCTGTTCGGCGCGATCGCCGCGGGCAGCACCTGGACACAGGGGCTTGCAACGCTGGGGGCGGGCGTGCTGGGACTGTACATTATTGCGCGGATGATCATTGAGGACGGCAGGCTGGAGCGGGAACTTTTGCACGGCGGCCAGCCGGACGACGAGGAGCCGGAGAGAGCGCCCGCGATGTTCCGCGACCGATACGACACGGGGTACCGGGACGGCTACGACGATGCCGTGGAGAGCCTGCAATTTGCAAATTTGCCGCAGCGCCCCCGCAAGGGCAAGCACAAGCGCAAGGCGGCAGCCGGCAACATGGTACGGGCCGAATTGCCGGAGCGGCCCATTGTGATGGAACACCAGCACGGCGCGTAACCCTTTGGGGGCGCAGGCCCCCGCCTTAATGCAGCCGCCCGATTGGGCGCAGGTCGCAAGCCCTGAACGATGCAGAGCGAGGAAGGAGCGAATATGACAAAGGACGAATGGCAGGAAGCCGAACGGCGCGCCCTGTGGAAGTATGGCGGGCTTACGCTGTTGGTGGACGGATACAAAATCAGCGTCCAACGGCAGTACGCGACGCCTTACAAAAGCAAGCTGGCTGTTTATGTGAACGGCACATTCCGCGGAAAATGGCTCGTCGAAGATTGCGAGGAGCGCAGACGGTTCTGTTACTGCGTGAAGCACAGCCTGATCAAGAAAAACTGCCCGGAAAACAAGAAAAAGTGGTTTTTGAAGGCGATGGGCAAAAACGAGGAAGACTACGCCTACTATACCTACAGCCCGTATTATCCAAGTTTTGCCGCCCTGCGACGGCAGCTTGTGAAAAACAACCAAGACATACAGCTTATTACGGAGGAATGACCTATGGCAAGACGGAAAGTGACAACCGCGCCCGTGCTGGCAAGCTGGGCGGAAACCGACAAAGCGCTGCGGGACATCCGCGAATGCCGGCACACGCTGGCGGAACTGGCAGTGGAGCGCGACCGAAAAATTGATGCCGCCAAGGATACCTACACAACCACGGCCCTGCCCGTGCAGAACCGCGTGAAGGAACTGGAAGGCCAGGTAAAAGCGTTTGTGGACGGACACCGCGCCGAGCTGGTGGGCAAGAGCCGCGCGCTGAACTTCGGCGTGGTGGGCTACCGGCTGAGCAGCAAACTGGTGCTGCCCAAGGGGCGTGTGGAGGATGTGATCGCGCAGCTGAAAGCCCTGGGGCGGGACAACCTGATCAAGCGCACCGAAACCCTTGACCGTGAGGCACTGCGCAGGGAACCCGCGGAGCTGCTGCGCAAGCTGGGCGCGTACATCAACCAGACCGATGAGTTCTATTATGATGTAAGCGAAGCCGAGGCGAAAGAGCTGTAAGGAGGCGGCAGGGATGGGCGGATGCAGCACCTACCAGATCCGCAAGATCTACGCCATCGGGCAGGCGCTTGGAATCGTGAACCGCGGCGGCGAGGACGCGCTGCACGACCTTGTATATGGCGTGACCGGCAAGAGCAGCGTGAAGGAGCTGAGCTACAGCGAGGCGTGCAAGGTGATTGGAGAACTGGAAGCACGGCAGGGCACGCCGCCGCCCCGCCCAAAGAAAACCAACCACCGCAAGCGAAAGCCGGGCGGCGTGAGCGAGGGCCAGGAGCGCAAGGTTTGGGCGCTGATGTACCGACTGGCCGCCGCCAGCCCGAGCACGGTCGCGGTCGGCGACCGCTTGCGGGCGGCGATCAAGAAAGAGGCCGGCGTGGACGCTTTTGCCGATGACCCGTTCGCGTGGCTGGACTACAAGAGCTGCAACAAGCTGATCGAGGCGCTGAAGGGATACGTCAAAAACGCGGAGCGAAAGGCGGGTGCTGCGGATGGATGAAAAGCTGCCGGAATGGCTTGAACAATGTTTGACCGAGGACGACCGACAGCTGATCGGCATTGTGGGCACGGAGGCGTTCCTGCGGCTGATCGACACCTACGGCGGCGGGAACGTGTACATCCCGAAAAACGACCGCTTTGAGCGCTACGCCCGCAACAAGGCAATCGTCGCCGAGTTTGACGGGTACAATTTTCGGGAGCTTGCGCAAAAATATCATTTGACGGAAATGCAAATCCGCGTTATCGTAAAAGACAAAGCGGCAGCGGTGAGGGCGAAGCCTGTGGACGGACAGATGAGCCTGTTCGACGCGCCGGACGAACAGAACACAGACAAGTAAATCATTTTGCGAAAGGGCTTTATCTTTCGGACTTTACGAATCGTGATGTATTATGGTTGCAGAAACCATAACACATCACGATTTTTGTTTTGAGGGGTACGGCAATGCAGTTTGACGCAGGGACTTGGTGGTTGGCAGTATTACTGCTTGGCGGCTTGACGGGCGCGCTTGGCTACATGATAAAGCACAGCTTTGACAAAATCGAAAAGAAGTTGGACACGGCTGTGCCGAAAGAAGACTTCGACACAAAGATAGCGAACCACGAGGCGCAGATCCGAAAAATCCAAGAAACCTACACGCCGCGCACGACCCACGACAAGGACGTGGGCGAGCTGCGGGAGAAGATTTCCCGCATCAGTGAAAACTACCTTACCAAAGAGGACTTTTACCGCGAAAACACCAAGACCGACCGCAAAATCGAGTCGGCAAACCAGAAAATTGACCGTGTGATCGAGCTGCAGATGCAGCTTTTACAGCAGTTGTCGCAAAAGGAGAATTCGTAACATGGACATGAAAGAAAAGTTGCTTGCCGAAATGGAGCAAAGCGACTTTGCCAAAAATAACGGCAAGATCATGCGGACGCTGAACGTGCTTGCGCCGAGCTACCACAACCTGAGCAGCATTCAGCGCATTTTGAAGGACGACGGCATTGGCGAGGGACAATACGCCGCCTGCCTCGACTTTCTGGCTTTGGAAGGGTATATTCTGCTGCGCACCGTAAAGGATCATGTGCGGTGCGAGGATTTAGCGGACCACAACTGGACGGAATTGGAAGCAAAGCTTTCCGGCAAGGGAATGCGCGTGCTTGAAAAGGATGTCAAGGACGCGATGATCGAGGTGTAACGATGGCGTGGCCGTTTCAGCGCGGGGGCAAGAGCAGCGGCAACCGCAAGCACAGCAAGATCGACAAGCTGCCGCCAGAAATGAAAGCTACCGTTGAGGAGATGATCCTTGACGGCAGCGCTACTTATACCGAGATCGTGGACTATTTGCAGGAGCACGGGTACAGCCTGTCGGTTTCGAGCGTGTGCCGCTACGCGCAGGGATACGTCGAAAATTTGCAGACGCTGCAGATCGCGCAGGCCAACTTTAGAAATATGCTTGACGAGCTGGAGCGCTACCCCGACCTTGACACGACCGAGGCGCTGGTGCGCGTGGCGAGCCAGGACCTTATGACGGCGCTGACCGCCAAGAAGGAAGAGGACTGGAACGCCGTGAGTGTGGACAAGCTGATGAACCAGATCAGCGGCCTGACCCGCGCGGTCGCCTACAAGAAGCGCGTGGAGCTGCGGAACAAGACCGACCTTGAAGCAGGCACGGATGACGTGAAGACCATGCTGTGGCGCACGATGGCAACCGAGAAGCCGGAGCTGTACAAGCAGGTTACGGCTTACCTAGACAAGAAAGCGCAGGCTGCACCATGAGCCTTTATGCTGTGCAGGTACTGACCGGGCAGGAAGCGGAGGTTTGCCGCCGCCTGGCCGACCGCCGCATTGCCACCCTGCTGCCGCAGGAGCGGCGGCTGATCCGCCGCGGCGGCGCGTGGCGGGAAGAGCCGTACACCCTGTTCCGGGGGTATGTGTTTGTGGACACCGAAGCCCCGCTGCCCATCTATTATACGGTACGCGGGCAGGACGGCGTGATGCGCTGGCTGGGGGCAAGCCCCGGCACGCCGGAGGCACTGAGCCTGGCCGAAGCCGTGAACATCCGCTGGCTGGCGGGGCAAGACCTACGCCCCAGCACCGCGCGCGAGGTGATGCCCGGTGTGCTGGGTTTTGTGGACGGGCCGTTGGCGCAGCTGAGCGACCGCATTGTGCGTGTTGACCGGCATGACCGGCGGGCGGTCGTGGCCCTGCCCATTGGCGGGGAAGCAAAAGAATTTACGCTGACCTTTACGATACAGGAAACCGCAGACTGCGGGGCGGCCGGTTCGCCCCGGCCCGCAGGCGCGGCGGACAGAAGCAACGGGATTTTGGCTGCGAAAACGGCCGAAAATGGCGAAGCATACCCCGCAAAACGCGGGTGTGCCGCCAGCACCGTTTAATTGCCCCGTTTAATACGTTTAATTTTGTTTAAGGAACGAAGGGCGGAAAACTGCCCGCGTGAGAGAAAGGCCCCCAAAACGGGCTTATTTGGGGCGCTGTGGGGCGGAGGGAAAAAACAGATGAAAACCAAGGAAAAAAGCCTGCGGGAGCTGCTGGCCGACATCCAGAAGGCCAGCGAGCTGGAACGCTATGACCCCGCCGCAGACCTGGAGCTTTTGGCGGCGCAGTACCGCAAGATGAGCCGGTGGGACTTTGGCAAGCTGCTGGACGGCATGGCCGCAAAGTACCAAAACGAATGGAGCGCCATCCACGCGGCGCTGGCCGAAAAGGCCCGCGCCGGGGACCTGGACGCCATCCGGCTGTACCGCGAAACCATGGCGCAGGCGGGCAGCGGCAATGAGGTGACGATCGTTGACGACATCTAAAAACAGCGGGGCGGCGGTGAGCCTGAAAGGCGTCATCGGCCCCGCTTTCTACGAAACGCACCGCCTGATCCGCGCGGGCAAGATCGACGAGGCGGTGGAGAAGGGCGGGCGCGCGAGCTTAAAGAGCAGCTATGTGAGCGTTGAGGTGGTTTTGCAGCTTTTGCGCCACCCCGACTGCCACGCGCTGGTGACGCGCCAGGTGGCCGATACCATGCGCGACAGCGTGTACGCCCAGATCTTGTGGGCCATTGACAAGCTGGGGCTGGGTGAAAAGTTCCGCTGCACACAAAGCCCGCTGCAATGCGTGTACCTGCCCACGGGGCAGCGCATTTTGTTCCGCGGGCTGGACGACCCGCAGAAGATCAAATCCATCAAGCTGCCGTTTGGGTACATTGGCATTGTGTGGTTTGAGGAAGCCGACCAGATCAAAGGCGGCGAAGAGGCCGTGCGCAACGTGCAGCAATCCGCTTTGCGCGGCGGCGAGTACGGGCTGACGTTTATCAGCTTTAACCCGCCCGCGGCCAGCCGCAACTGGGCCAACCGCTACGCCCGGGCCGAGCGGCGCGGCAAGTTTGTACACCACAGCAGCTACCTGCAAGCCCCCGCCGAATGGCTGGGGCCGAAGTTTTTGGCGCAGGCGGAGTACATTAAGGAAACGCAGCCGACCAAGTACCGCCACGAGTATTTGGGCGAGGCCGTGGGCAACGGCACGCAGGTGTTTGAAAACCTGGTGCTGGAGCCCATTGATGGCAAAACGATCCGCAGCTTTGACCGCCCGCTGAACGGCGTGGACTGGGGCTGGTACCCGGACGCCTGGGCATACAACCGCGTACAGTACGACGCGGCGCGGCGTACCTTATATATTTATGACGAGCTGACCCGCTGGCGCACCGCCAACCGCGACACCGCGCACCTG